TGTTTGTAGATGCTCTGCCAAGTACTGATAATTATTTTCGCTTCATCGACAGATTTAGCTTGACCTCCAGTAACAAGATGGGTATAATAGAACTGTCGCTCTTCGGAATAGTCATTAAAGTCTCCATTAAGCTGTGCTACCAATGATGTAGTCGGTACAATAACGAGTGCTTTCTTACAGGTCTTGCGTAGATAATACTTTAGTAGACAGTAGATGATAAACGACTTACCTGAAGCAGTAGGTGATAATATCAAAGCTCTGTGATTGCGAACAGCGTGAGCAACAGCTCTTAACTGATAGTCCCTTGGCTTCCACTTACCCTCTGTAAGAAACTTCTCCAAACCATTCAGCGGAATGTCAATTGTATCGTCGATACCATCATGAACAATAACTTCATACTCTCTATCAGCAGCAAACTTCTTTATCTTAGTGAGCAACCCTTTATAGATTTGCATTGTATTGACGTTGAATAGTCTTATCTTACCGTCCCACATCTTAGCTCTTACTGATGGGATGAACGAAGCTCCTGGAACCTCAAACTCAAAATAGCTTGATAGCTCCATAGCAATTCCACGATCGCATTCGACCTTTATGTGGACTTCATTCTTATTGTATATGTGTATCTGTTCCATAATCTAACCTGTTGTAAAGCGTGCCCAATCAACAGCCGATTTGATTTGGAAGCCACGGTTGTTTATACTCTTGATTATCGACTCAAGATAGCCAACCTTTTCTTCCTGCATACCAAGCTGTAGATTAGCCTGAATCATCATATCGTCTGATTCTATATAGGTGTCTACTTCATTCTTCAATAATTTCTTAAAGAATTGCTGGCGACCGATCTCTTGCAATTCGTCTTGATCAAGCTCGCCAAGATAATACTCAAGAAGTTTCCTCCGAGTTTTCTTTGACTCAGCCTTGAGCTTGAACAGAGCTATGCGCTCGCCCATAAAGATTTTTAGATATTTGTTGTGTACTTGGGGAATCTTGGCGCTTTCCGCACCAAGCTCAGTTTCATCAATCTTACTATCTTTGTCCCACTCTTTTACTATCTGTTCTACGTTCACATATCACCTCATTAAAAAAAACACCATTCACCATACTATTATACCGCATTACTTGATAGTCGTCAACTCATATTTCCTATAGTTGAATGTTACTTGGGCTTGTAGATAATCAACATCAGTTTGTTCAATGTTGAATTCAAGTGAAGAAAGGCTTGTTGGATACAAGTCTGTAAACTTGATTTCGATATTCGGGTTCATCGCAGCAGTAGTGATGATCATTGATCCGTCAGAATAGATGTTGCCCTTATCGCTTTTGGTTCGACCAAATGCTTTTGCTTGATCGAAGTTGTCTGGATAACCAAGACCGATCAACCAATCATATATCTCGATGAAGTTTTTCATGTCTTCATCGACACGAAAGTTCAGAGTGAACGTTCCGAAAGACAGCTTGTCTCCTGGAACTGGCATCTGAATGAATGGGTTGTTTACTGGACCTCCTTCGCTGAGGGAGATATCTGGTATGGTAGCTGCTGTACAAAAATAATTTACGTGCGGCAAGCGTTGCATACTGAACCTAAACCCTATGGGTGATAGGAAACTCTTGTTGATTGGTTGTGTGTTCTGTGTCATGTAACTCCGCCTTTAAATTGCTTACCCTCTATTTATAAGGCAAAAAAAAGAGGAGACCGAAGTCTCCTCTCAAAATGTTCGGTATAAACCGAATCTTTTTTCTTCTTATTGCTTACATAAGGTTAGCAACAGTCACTCGACGGTAGTACGAGTTCTTATCGTTAGCGGCAGTACCAACAACACCAGCACCTTCGCTAGTAGCGAAAGGATTGGCAACCATGCCATAGCGAGTCTTAAAGCCGATTTTAGGCTGGAAAGTATTCTCGCCAACAGCACGAACCATTTGTAGAGGCACATATGGGCAGTAGAACAAGCCAGCGTCAAAGGCAGAAGTACCTTTGTAGCCAAGAGTGAAGTAGTTAGTAGTAGTGTAAGGATCGATATAAACTTTAATGCGACCGTTTAATACACCAGCGAAAGTGTTACCAGAATCGTCTACTTGTAAGCTGTTGCTTAAAGCAGGAGCATAGTCAAGAACACCAGCCATTTGAAGAGCAGAAGCAACATCAGATGAACAGATCATCACGTTACCTTTACCACGACGAGTAGCTTTAGCGATTGCATTAGCTTCTTTTTCGATTTGGAACATCAAGCCTTTGAACTTCTCAACAGACCAGCGACCGTTAGAGTCAGTGTCTAGATCGAAAGTACCAGCAGTAGTTACACTATCTTGAGCACCAACAGTAGCAGTGATGTTGATAGTACGAACAACTTCACGGTTGATTTCAGCAAGGATTTCAGCAGAAAGGATATTGCTTAACTCTTGCTCAGCGTCTAGACCATGTACAGCTTTAAGGTCTTGAGCCAACTCCATTGTGTACTCAGCTTTAAGCGCACGGCTCACAGCAGTTACAGCAACTTTGTCGATCGAGAAAGCCATTTCGTTGAAAGCATTGGCAGCGCCATCGCCTAATTTCTCAGCATCATCAGTGTCCATACCAGTAGATACTGTGTAAGTACCAGAAGGATCAGTACCAGCAGCAGCACCAGCAGCACGAGCACCAGCACCGTTACCGATGGTTCCCTGAGAAGCAGCATTAGCAAAAGCAGAACCAGAGAAAGTAGTATCAGCTTCGCCGAACAAAGCCTCACCAACACCAGTTTGGGCAGTGTATTGAGATTTCATTGCAAAGATAAGTCCAGTTGGACCAGTCATAGGCTGTACGCCACAGATATCATATGCAATCAAGTTAGGCATAGAGCGACGAACAAGGCTGATCAATACAGGATCAAAATTGTCAACGCTTGCGCCAGTTGCGTTAGCAGGAGCTGCTTCACCTAAAAGGCTAGGAGCGTGTGCGCCCATCTGGTGACCAGACTGCTCACGTGCTGCTTTTTCTTGGTTTTCTAAAAGTGTAGCAATAGTTGAACGCTTGTGCACACCGTCAATCTTTGGTAGATCAGCGTGCTCAAGGACAGGTTGCCACTTCGCTTGTAAATCGTTTGTTAGAATCATTAGGTTCTCCTTAAATAAGACCTTGTAGTATAGATACTTAGTTATTTATAATATTTTACTTTTTAATGCTTTTTGAAATGGCATTCAAGTAAGCAGACATACCCGCATCAACAGGCGCTTCAGTCTCTTCAGCAAGCTCAAGAGGCTCATCATCTACAATTACTTCTTCAACGACAACTTCTTCTTTAGTGAAGTAGTTCTCTTTGATCACCTCTAACTTAGCAGCAAAAGATTCTTGGTCTTCAAATTCAACACCTTCAGACAAAGACTTTAACTTAGCAGCTTGAGATTCAGTAATGCTTCCGCAAGCAGCAGACAAGATCACAGACTTCTGTGACTCAATCAACTCTTTGCGAAGAACGATGTTTCTTTCCATTTCTTCGTTGATAGAAGATTCGAGATCAGTAACTTTAGACGCTAATTCGTCAACCAAGTCAACTTTCTCTTCTGGGATATCGATGTAGTTTTCAGTGAACAGACCGCGCAATCCAGTCATAAAGTTCTCAACGATCTCAGCACGGATGCCTTGCTCGACTGCCAACTCATTCTCTTGCATCCACTCTTCAGCGACATACTCAAGGTAGTCGTCTAAGCGAGTAGACAGAGACTCAGAAATAGTAGTCTTTTCAGCTTCAAGTTCAGCTTCAAAATCAACAGTTACAGATTCAAGAATCTCGTTGACCTTAGAAACAACAGCAGCTTCGAAGATAGTAGTGGCTTTAGATACAAAATCTTCTGAAAGATCTTGACCGCTAAACATTGCTTCAACGTCTTCTGATACGACTACGTCTTCGGCACTGATTTGACGGATCTCTTTGATTGATTGTGTTTCGATTTCTTCAGAAACTTCTTCAGCTTCAAAACCTTCAACCTTCAAAGACGCCATAATTGATTCGTATGATGCGCTGATGTCGTCTTTCTTCATGCCTTTAACAGCATCCATCATTGCGTTGATCATACCAACTTTAGTTTTTGGTAAAGAAGTTTGCTTGGGAGCACCTTTCTTAATGTCAGTTGCTGAATCGTCGGCGATTTTCTCACCGTCAACTACAGAATCAACTGTTGCTTCATCAAGGGCATCAGTTGTTTCTACAACACCCTCTAGTTCTAAATCAGACATGGATTTCTCCTTTAAATTAATTGAATACAGTCTATTTATAAAAATTTATAATTTGGAAATAAAGTCGCTAAACACAGCCATTTTCGCTTCTTCTAAGTCGCGCATCGTAGCTTTTTGTATCTTCTTCTGGTATTCCGCAACTTGCGATTCACGGATGATGCCATTTTCCCAAACCCACTCCTTTCCTTCCATGATGCCTTGTACAAACGCATCTGGAGCGGATGGATCAGCCACAATATCAGCTGCAGTAGCTAAGTAGAAGTCACTCTGCACTTCGCCAACACCGCTTTTAGTTTGCTTAACCGAACCCATTCCCCGAGACGAAACACCTAATTGAGCGCCCTCGTCCATTAATGACTTAACGATAGCACCATAAGGTGTTTCAGTCATAATTTTTGCACGACCCATGAAGTTTGAGCCATCACGCTCTAACTTAGTGATCATATGAGATACACGCTCTAGGTTTATACTTGGACCTTGTGGATGACCAAGCTCACCATAAGCACGATTCTTCTTAACATAAGATTCGTTATATCTATTTATCTCTTTGTCCAAAATCTCTGCAGGATACACTCGACCGTTACGGTTCTGGATATCGCCTTGCAAGAATACGCCCTCGATGAAATACGACTTCTTGCCGTTTTCATCTTTGGCTTCGGTTAGATAATTAATATCTTCATTTACTTCGCATATGAGTTTCATATTAGTAACCTGCGTTTGCTATAGCTGTGCCGTAGAAAGTTGCGGCACCGCGTAGACCTTGACCGTCTGCTAAATGGAGAACAATACCTGAGCCAGCACCAACATATACTGTTCCGATGTTAGCGTCATCTGCAGCATTGCGGACAGTGGCGACCGCAGCAGCAGTATGTGTATTGAATACATACACAGCGTGTTGTCCAGTTGTATCGAATTTTGTTGTGTCGGCAGCGAATACTGTTGCTGTACCTAGTACCTTCATGACTTACCCCCGAATGCGATGTCAACCAACTGAAACATTCCTTCAGGCGATTTCTCTAACATCTTCTCAGCCTTTGCTGAATTTGCAGGGTTTAATTTATTTAGCATGTTAACAAGAGCAGATGCAGTAGTCATGTCAATTGTCTCAGACTTACCGTTACCAAACTTAACTTTCTTGGCAGACTTAGTCTTTACAATATCGTTTAACTGGTCGACAACTTTGCCTTCAGCAAGGTCTGACACTTCAACAGCTTCTTCGCCTAGTTGTACTAGGAATTTGCCGCCAGAGTCTTTCACAGCCTTACCTTTATGCTTTTTTGCGAGCTTATCCGCCTTTGATTTATCAAAGAGACCAGCATCAGCGTATCCGTCATCAGACTCGCCAGTACCTTTTTGATTCAGATACTTTTCTTCAGTAATCTCTGCACGATCGCCATCAAACTGATGATCGCCAGCAACTGGATGTTTTGTTACAGTCATTTTATGTTTTGCTTTAAAATCCTGCTCACCCTTGGCGCGTGGCTCCAAAACATCCTTTTCAGTATTGTCATTTGGACGACCGCCAGAAGCAGCTTCGGAAACGAACGATTTAAATCTTTTGATAGCCATTATTCTGCCTTATTCCTCTGGTTCTTGATCAGCATCTGGTGCTGACATAAAATTTGTAGAGACATCGTGTGTCTTTATCTCTATAGAATCCTTAATTTTATCCATCAATAAATCATTAACAACGTTCTTAAACGCTGCTACATCACCATTTACCGCAGCATTAATAGCGTCAATCGACGTAACTGCATTTTCTTCATCACTCATAATATTCTCCAACATACATATGTATTATATTTATAAGAGCAATAATCTTTATTCAAGATCATCGCCATCTTCTTCGCCCGCACCCTCTTCTTGCATCTCACCGTCCATCGTTTCGATGTCTTCTTCAGACTGCATCAATACCGTTTTACGAATCCACGCTTCCGAGAAATACTTACCAGCGTACTGATCAACGTCTTGTAATAAAGACAGACGCTCTCTCATAACTTCAGATGTTTTTAGTTCAGAAAAGTGGTTGTCTTCAGCAAAGTTGAACCGCAACTCTTTGGATATTTCTTTCCACTCATCTTTAGTGATAACACCCTTCAATAAGAGCTGCTTCTCTAAGATGATTAGGAATAGTTCTGAGAACCTACTTCTTAGTCTCTTAACAAACTTTGAAAATTTCAACTCATCACGATTAATCTCTGATGCTCGACCAAGATTGAACTGTCCGTCAGAGGATAGTCTTGATGAAGGAACATTTAATGATTCGTATAGTTTTCTTTTGAAGTATTCAACGTCATCCATCTCGCCGAGGTTTTGACCTCCTGGAAGTGTGGTTATCTCTGTGCCGCTGCTGCCCTCTCTTCGAGGAAGCCAATAATCTTCAAGCATGGTTAAATGTTTACGAGAATCATTAACCGCACCAGTGTTAGCATCATACACTAACTTATTCTTGTGCTTAACCATCATATCACGCAAGTATTGCTCGGCTTTAGCCTTTGGCAAATTACCTACATCTATGTAAAAAATTCTTCGCTCAGGAGCGCGTGCGAGACGATAAATTACAGTCGCGTCTTCCAGCATACGAAGTTGGTTTAATGGCTTCACGGCTTTTTGTAGATGACCGAGAACCATGCTGTTCTGTTGATCCATCACACCACTATGTACATATGCTATAGAGTCAAGGGATATTTTAACACCTTGATTGCCTGCAGCAACGCCTTTACTGGAGTAGATGAAGTATTCGTTGTATTTCTTTGGAAGAGCTTGTTTGTTCTGTATTCCAGCATTAGCGCCAGAGTCACGTTTTTCTGACCGCACTTTTTTGATCTTTCGCGGATCAATATACCTTAGCTCTTGTATGCCTGCCGAAATATTGGCAGTGTCGATCATAATATGGTAGTATAGACGACCGTCTACATACCAATTTCTGAAGATGTCATAACCTTTTGTGTCAAAGTCTAATAGACTCAACACTTCGTCAAACTCTTCTCGAATTCTTTTCTTTATCGCGTCAGCGTGTTTAATCTCATCAACAACAACTTCCACCGCCGACTTGTTATCTTCAAACACAACAGCTTCGTTGATAATATCATCTACAGCCTTATCGCATTCACCTTGTTGCGACATATCTCTATATCGCGTGATCAGTGCGGTCTCGGACTTTGCCGAACCCTCTAAATCAACTGTGGTGCCGAAAGCCCCGCCAGCATTTACATCCAAAGCCCCATCACTGTTAGGTGGTGGTGCGAATGACTGCACTGTGGGTGGAGTTTCTTCTTCTTTGCGTCCGATCTGGAAGCCGAAAAGTTCTAATGCCATCTTGATAGTATCCTCATTATTAATAGGGGCAACACATAGTATTTATGCGTGCCCCCAGATCACTTTTTAGGACTAGATGCCGCCAGCATTGCCAGTAGAGCCGCCCGCAACTTCCCAATAATCATACTGGAATGTTACGCCATACTCTTGGATGCCTTCGTTATCCCACGCCAAGTCGATAGCACCGACTTCTGAAGGATACAAGCCAACAAAGTTGTAAACACGGAGTATTGCGCCGTCTTTACCGAACTGTGTTACTTGAGCATTAGACTTATACAAGCTAGGAGCAGTACCGCCAGCAGTATTCAAGTTACCCTGAGCACTGTTGATAGAGTGTGACCACTGTTCCATAGCATTACGGATGCCAAAGTCTTCGTCATTGATAATAGTTGGTGCCCATTCAGCATAAGTGCGGTTTCCAGCCAACTTGATTTGGCGACCGAAGTATGGAACTTCAACCGTACCAAGTGTAGAGGCAGGAATTTGCGCAGCTTTCACCATGAATGAAACTTGTTGATCAGCAACACCATTGATTGGATTTGTAATCTGGACTTGGAAAAGCGATGACCGAGCACCGCCCCCCTTTAAAGCACCAGAGAAATCATTTACGTTAAACGCCATTTTTAAATCTCCCGATAATCTTTATATTTATGCGCGACCAACAATCTCAGAGAACTCAACACCGCTGCGTACTGCAACAAAGTTCAACTGAATAAAGTTGATTGATCGGGCTGGTTTAATGTAGATATCACCAATGAATTCATTGCGGTCTACAACTTCGCCAGTATTATTTGTTCCGTCACATACAACAACGAAATCAGTAATACCACGACGACCTTGAACATCACGTAAGAAAGGTTCTACCAAGTTTCTGAACTGGCTTCGAGTGAAATCATCATTGAATTCAAACAAAGTGAATTTAGAAGCAGTAGAGATAGCCTTTTCTAAAACGATAAACAGGCGACGAACATTGATACGATCAAACGCAGATGGCTTAGACAATAACGTCTTATCACCGAACAGTACAGTACCCTGTCCAGGAAATGTAGTTACTGGGTTGATGCCTTTCTTGTAAAGGGCATCACGATCGCCTTTGCTTGGGTTATAAGCAAGTTTGATAACGTTCTTAACGTTGCCACGGTTGAAGCCAGCAGGTGAGAACCATGGATCACGAACCAAGTCCGTTTGAACCATAAGTCCAGCAGTGTCAGCATTCAATGGAACATAGCGATAAACATCATTGTACTTATCGTACTGATATTTCCAGCCAGAATCCATAACGGCATATGAAGATGATGGCAAACCATTACGGAATGCGATAACGTCTTCAGTTTCTTTGCCAGCATAGCTATTGTTATTAACAACATCAGCACGCTCTGGAGACAATACAACGATACAATCTTTACGAGACTCAGCAATATTGCTGATCAAGTGTGTCGCTAGTGTAGTGTCAGCACTGCCGCCGAGTAGGAAAGAAACATCAACATCTTCAGCAGACTTAAATAAGTCATAGCCGTTGATTTTGTTTGCTTCAGTCAAGTCGCCGCCGCCAGTACCACCAGCAAGATCCACGTTAGTTACAATAACGGTTTCAGTGGCGAAGTTAGTAGACTTCGCAGCACCAGAACCGTTATATGCTGCGCCACCGATGCTGAGATAAGCAGACTGCTGGTTGATAACATTTAACCAGTAGTTGCCAGCACCTTGTTCAGTCTTAGCATCAACAGCAAGCGAAACGCTCGAATATGTTTCTAGAACTGATCCAGCAACGCCAGTAAATGCGCCTTCAGCGTCAATTACAACAACGTGTACTTCATCGTCTTGACCACCAGATGCAAGAGCATCAGCAGTTGTAACAGGAGCATCGTCAAACAGACCGTAGTATTCCCACTTACGATTCAATGACTTCTCAGTAGCACCAACTGCAATTGTAGGAGCATCATATGGCTTGTTCAGAGTGATTACAGTATCAGAACCAGACGCAGCGAATGATTTTACTGTGCGAGTCAATTCAGTGTTATTTGGACCAATAACGATTGTATCACCGACTTGTAAAACGTCACTAATGTCATCATCACCAGTAACAAGGATTGTACTAGCACCACGTGTTGCGCTGTAAGTTACATTAGTGTTTGATTCCCATGCTCTTGCTCCAGCACAGACAGATACTTTGATCGAATTACCCAATTCACCAGCATACTTAGCATAAAATGTTTCAGCAGCAGGGATTGTTGAGTCTTCGTTTTTAATTAGTGCGGCGTTACCAGCTGTTCCAGCAGCATTTTTGGCATCTGTATGAACAACACGAACTACGTTCAGTGCGTTTCCATATGCTAAAAAGTTGGCTGCGGTGAAAAAATCTGTCGCATTGTTTGAGTTTGGTTTTTGGAATATGCTTACGAGACGATCTTCGCTGTCGACCAGAACACGCTGATCAGCTGGACCCCAACGAAATGCACCAGCAATCGCACCTTCAGTGGTGGATACAGCAGGGACAACCGTTGTAAGATCAATCTCACTTACATTAACTCCAGGACTTACTTGGAATGGCATTGTTATTCTCCTTTGAAGAGTTTTAATTTTTCAATTCAGACTTGATATTTATAAAAACTCAAAGTTTAGTAATTATTGAAGTTCCCGTGTGTGACATAACTATCTATGTCGAACGCTTCTGATTGCGGGTGGACTACAACGTTTTCATCGGGCATGCCATCATCGTGAAATCCGAACGGCAGCATACTCTCCATCATCTCTTTATTAGACTTTTCTCTCAGCTGCATTACAGTACTGATGTCTGTCATATCTTTAAAATATGCTTGATCGCTTAACCAAGCAAATAAAACGAGACACATAACAAGATCGTCATGCGCCCCTGATTCAGCTTCATACGAGTTTCTCTTTCTCGAAAAAGTTGACAATTCTTTTATGGTTTGGAAGTCATTGAGTATCAGTTGTTCTTGTTCGATCAACAACTTCAGGATTGAACAACCTACAGCCTTAACGCTCTTTGTTGTCCGTATACCCTTGTCACAACGCTTACCAAAACCAGTAGAAATTCTTTTACCAGAGCGTCCTGCGCTTTCGGTGTATAGAATGTTCTCATACTCATACTCATAATGTACCAATTCAGCAACCTGTTCTCCAATGTCGTTTATTTCGACAAGAACGGTTGCTTCATTATATCTTTTACCAGTTCTATATATTACTTCTGCATATTCAGCAGGAGTGATAAAGTTATCTCTATACACACAGACCTGCTCGTATGGCATTTTTGTGATGTCTATTATCTGGAACGCAGAGTAATCAAGTC